TATGTATTGCAAACAGTCCATCCTATTCCATGGATATGATACGCAAAAACATAGTTCATCTTTGTTTAATATTTATATAATAGATATTAAACTAATATTTCATTTCAATTTTTCAAAATTTAGAAATATATAATTTTTATATAATTTTTTATATGTGTTAATTTGTTTTAATTTGTCTATTTCTTTTTGTTTTTTTATCGTGTTCTGGTTTTTTTTCTTTGTTTTCTAGATTTCCTTTTTCTGCGAGATTTCCTTTTTCTGCGAGATTTCCTTTTTCTGCGAGATTTCCTTTTTCTGCGTGATTTCCTTTTTTTTCCTCCTGTAATGTTGTCGCCGTTGAACTCGATTGGATCGTTGATCGTCCCATCTCCAGTAAATGCAGCCTCGTCGAAATCATCAAAATCTCTTTCATCGAGAATATTGTCGAGTTCATGATTTGAACCACGACTCGATGAAGACTCGTCGTAGGGATTTAAAAAAGGATATAAATAAATCATATAATCTTGTACTTTATTACCTGTAATTGTAGTTCCACCATCGGCGCCTACTAATGATGACCGTGCGTATGGATCAGTTGGGTCTGATACCAAAAAGTTGCAATCGCTACTATTAATTCTATTGTATTCGTTCTGACCTAGATGCGTTTTTACAATGTTTGATAAATTATCTAATATCAATTCTTTATTTTCCTTTGTATGTAAGAAATCCGCGTCACCCATTCCAAACATGGCTAAAACATCACCAAAAGTATTCGGTTCAAAAATGTTGTTTGCTTCGAGTTGGTCCAATCCGGTACGAATGGCATGAGTCCAGTCAATAACATCATTATCAGTACAGTTTCTTGATGCTGTATTTGGTAGTGTCGTTTGAGACATATATATTATATATATAAATTAAATATATAAATTAAATTTTTCTTCTATGTGTTTATATACCGTAAAAAACCTGATTTTAATCTCTGAAAATGTTCATTAATATAATACGCAATTTATTTTTAAATTTTAAAACTTATTTATACTGTTTACATATCCCAAACGTTTTTCTATGCCACTTACTTATACCATGTTCTTTGATGCCCGATATATGTTGTTGTGTACCATAACCTTTGTTTGATAATAACCCATACCTTTCATCTAACTCCGGGTTATCCTTACAAATATCTTCAATGTATTTATCATGAGCTACTTTGGCTAGAATTGATCCAGCCGCAATCGGAGTGTATCTATCGTCTCCTCCTGTAAAACACTTATGTGGTATAAGTTTTTCGTTTTTTTCATAGGGGTTAAAACAGGAACCGTCTACAAGTAAATAATCAGGGGCGACTAATAATTTATCCAATGCTTTATGCATTCCATTTAAAGTTGCTTGTAGAATATTATGCATATCTATTTCAGCAGCAGATACATAATGTATTGAATAATCAATCGCATTTTCTTTAATATAATCAAATGCTATTAACCTTTTCCGCGCAGATAGTTTTTTACTATCTCTCATCAAAGTGTGTTCAAATCCGTCTAAAGGAAGTATCGCTGCACCAATGTATAATCTACCGAACATGGGACCTCTCCCCGCTTCATCAATGCCCGCTTCTAAAGTATTCTCTAAATAATGTGTTTCTAAAACCTTTTTCATTGTGTTTGTTGATATAAATAATTAGTTATTGTTTATATCAATTTACTTAAGATCGAGGAGTCCAGATATTTCCTACACCGCCTGCCTGTCCAGCAGAACGACTAGCAAGGAAAATACAAGGTGTCGACTTCTTGACGCAATAGGCATCTTTGGCTGCGGTGCCCAGGTTTTTCACGCCGCTAAGACCATATCGACAAGTGTATCCCCCAGCTCCACCTTCCGCTGCCGCGTTTGCCCGTGTGAATGTCGCGTCGTATCTAGTACTAGCGCCACAGGCGCTAAATGCGGGGTTATCTCCAACGCGCCTTTGGATTGTACGAAGTAACGTACCTTTGTAGCCGACTGTTGGTGCCAGACCACCCATTTTCAATCCAAGTTGAATTGTGTTGACTGAACCAGTTCTCATTTTAGCTCTTCCGTAATACTTTACCATTATATAATCCCTAAAGAAAAAAAATTTATATGTTCCCCAATTTATAATCTCACAAATTTAACATTTACTGGATTTGTTGATGGAAAAGTAGGTAAACAACACTCACAATTTGCTTCACATTCGTCGCCAAAAGTATAGTTTACACCCGTCTTTGCATCATATCCCTTTCCTGTAACAGGTGCTTGCCACCACTTGTTCGAACCCTTTGGGGTTTGATTTCTATTTTGAACTCTTCTTGCTATTGCGCGACTTGTTCCAAAAGATCTTGAACCGACACCACCCGTTGCTATGGCCCTTTTCCTTTCTCCACTTTCACGTGTTGGGACGCGACAATTGCCCCTAATGCATGTTTTAGAACTGGTTTTATACTTAGTAGGTTGTATTGGTTTACCACAACAAAAGTTTTTTTGTCCTCCACACTTAACATTTGGTTGTTTTTGTTCTTTACAACACTCTAAAGCTTCTCCATTGCTTCCCTTACAACTATCCTGTGCGTATGTAACCGATCTAGCATATTGATTAAATCCATTTCTTACTCTTCCATGTGTTAAAGCGGGCATTTTATATAATATCACATTTTATATTTTTAATTAAAAAAATATAACATGTGATAATCAGAGTATAAACTTTTTTCTTGTCTCATTATATATAATGAAATCAAAATCTAAAATGTTATGTTTATTTGGGTTTATATTGGCCGTAATTATTTTTACTGATTTAGGATTTACGCTCAAAGAAACTTTTGAATCTTCTAGAAAAGCGAATATACCAAAAGGTTTATTTGAAAAACAATCTGCTAAATCCGCCCAACAATCTGCTTTATCAAAAGGTATACCTGGTTCTCGAATAACAAAGGGGCAAGAGGATTTATATGTTTTAAAATCTAGCATAGTGCCTCCAATTTGCCCAGCTTGTCCTTCCAGCGCCAATTGTCCTAGAGAAAAACAGTGTCCTCCTTGTCCAGCTTGTGCTAGATGTCCGGAACCGGCGTTTACGTGCAAAAAAGTTCCAGATTATTCAGCAGCACAAGTTGATAACACATTGCCTTTACCGATGTTAAATAGCTTTTCGGGATTTGGAAAATAATTAATTTAACAACACCACCACCTACCGGATTTAGTAATAATCTCTCCAATTAAATATTTTTCCCAAATTTTATGAGCATTTTTTGAATGATAATTATAATGCTTAGATACTTCTGTTCCAGCATGAGATTTTATTACAAATTTTCCACCTGGATGTTTATTAATAAAAGAAGATACGTCATACACTTTCCCATGCGAAACTATCCAACAATCATTTATAGTATTATGCTTCTCTACTTCTTCCATAGTAATATTTGACATATTTATATATTCAAATATTATTTTGATTTTAATTTTTTAATGCATTCTTTATCTATTGTTAACGACTTCTCAGTTGAGTCGTGCGGTACTATCTTCATAATACATTTAGATTTTTTCCCATACAGTGCTTTTGTACAACCTTTCTCTTTTTTTCTTGTTTTACGTTTTTTATTCACACATTTTTTGATAGTTTTTCTTTTCTTTTTAATTTTATCTAAAGTACATCGTGACCTAAAATGTTCATACCTTTCTCTTACTGCTTCAAAAGCCAATCCTGATTTTTTACATAACATTTTATTGACCAATTCATGTAAATCATACACCCATCTAGAAAAAGTTTTTCTATTCTTTAAAACTGTTTGAGTAATGGGGAGTTTTTTAAAATTTTTTTTTAGATTTGTCCTACAGTGTCCACAAGGTAGGACGCCTTCTAAATTCAAAAAAAACTTTTTATATTGTAATTTTTGTAATTTTGTAGGATTAATGGGATAATTAAAGCTAATTGTATGTAGAAAATGCCAAGCCGGTGGACCCCATACAGATGTTAGCATACCATCATTACTGTGATAATCTTGTTCCGAATACGTTTTTTTTGTTTTTCTATGTTTTTTTTTATATTTTTTAGCTTTTTTTGTTTTGGGTTTTCCCATATTCTTTATATATACAATTAAATATTATAAATAATCAATAATATTAAATTCTTTGATATTTTTAGAAATATCAATATTATACTTTATTTTCCATAAATCAATATAAAAATGCTTTTCTGATGAATACGCATCAAAATTTATTGATACAATATTATTCATATAATTTCGAACGAACATGTGTTATATTATATATTATATGCTTTAGGTATATTCGTTAAAATTATTATTTCAGTAACTAAATATATATATAATGCTTGATAAAATTAAAGAATCCGCTTCTCAATTACTAACAAATAAAAAATTCTTAGGAATTTTATTTTTTGTGGTTATTCTTATTGGTGTTGCTGTTTACACATACCAAACATATATTTCACCCAGATTAGATCCTAGTTTTGTTCCTAATAAAGAGTTTGTTTCAAAAGACGATGACGTTAAAGAAGCAGTGTTGCATTGTTTTTTAGTTGACTGGTGTCCATATAGTAAAAAGGCTGTTCCTATTATAAATAAATTACAGGAAAAATACAAGACTCAAAAAATAAATGGCATCACGTTACATATAAAATCAATTAATTGTACTGAAGATGATTCGGCACTGAACTCATTTGAACAAGAACACAGTGTTAAAATTGAAGGATTTCCTACAATTTATCTTGTAAAAGGAACACAGGTTATAGAATATGATGCTAAAGTAGAAGAATCTACTTTAAATGAATATTTAAATTCAGTGCTATAAATTACTAAAAAATACCTCGGCAGATTTTTTTCCTTTATTTATGATATTTTCTCTCTCACCACTGTCTTCTAATAGTTTATATCCGTAATTAAAATTAGAACTTTCGCAAACAATATTAAGCATATGTTTAATATTTTTTTCAGTTTGCTTTAATTTATTAGAGTAATTTACCAAGCTGTCAAATAAAAAATGACCGTATTTCAATAAATTTGTGGTTTTATCAATTTTCGTATTGTCTTTACAAGTATTTTTAATATTAATAGCTAAAATCTCATCTAAATTTTCAACATCTTCTATACATTGTTTTAATGGAAAATTGCATAATATTGCACCATCTATCATATAAGATGATTTGTAAAACATGGGTTGGAAAATAAACGGAATAGAACAAGACATATATAGCGCATCAATAATATTCAAATCGGGGTGTGTTTTATAAGACATATCTATAAGTTTAAATTCATTTAAGTGGAGAGAAAAGAAATGTAATTCTATTTTTGTTATATTGTAAAAATCCATCATTGTTGATTGTATTGATATATCTGCTGTTTTAAATAATTTTTCAAAAATTACCAAAAAGAAACTTTTATCTATTATACCCTTTTCTGTTAACATATTAAATAACATATCTGTTGATAAATCGAAAGCCTTTTTCCATGGCCTTTTGACTGCATAGACTTCTATGTCTTCTAATGATATTTTTAAAGCTATAATAGTTGCTATTACTGAACCAACTGATGTAGCATATATTTTTTCTATATTTTCTATTTCATAAAATTTAACGTCCAATAAATATTTTAAAGCACCAAACATCATGAATCCATTATATGAGCCTCCAGACAAAACTAAAGTTTTAATAGACATGATAATGTAAATTAGTTTATTTTTTAATAGTTTTTTTCTATTAAGATTGTAAATGAATAAATCGGAATTTAGTGAAAAAATCAATTTAGACGAGTTATACCATCGTAAAAATGAAATCGAAGCAAATAGAATAAAAATTTATCAAAAAATACTACATAGAGTCCATACTAAGATTAAAATAACTTCGCGTCAAAAAATAGCAGAACAATATTGTTTTTTTATAATACCAGAGTTTTTAGTAGGTATTCCTCGTTTTGATTCTGCTACTTGTACAGCTTACGTTATTGATAAATTAATAGAAAACGGATTTCATGTAAAATACACACATCCCAATATGTTGTTTATATCATGGAATCATTATATTGATAAAAAACAACGTGCAATATACAAAAAACAATATGGTGTATCAATCAATGGATTTGGTGAACAAATTAAAAATAAGAAAAAACCAGAAAATGATGATATTTACAACCCAAATTCATTGATTATTAAAAAAAATACCAATATAAATGTTAAAAAAACACCAGAGAAAAATTATAAATCAACAACTGCTTACAAGCCCACAGGCAATTTAATATATAATACTTCACTTTTGAAAACAATTCAGGAAGAAATCAAACAATAGTAAAATCGGCAAAACCAAAACAAAACGAAAATAAAAGTTTATTGGAAAAAATCAAATTTGGACATTTTAAAATGTCCAAAATCGGAAAAAAGTGAAAAGAATATATTTTAGACTTGTTTTGCGTTTGCGTTTTACTACAGCGTGTAGTAAAATATTTAGGAATATTTCAAATATTTTTTACTACATGGGTCAATTTTAGGGCAAAAATTAGCATATATTTAGGAAAAATCCCACTTTTTTTGTTATCCATTATATAAATGGAAAAAAGTGGGAAAAAAAGTGGGATGAAATATTTTTGTAAAAAATGCGACTATCATGCAAGAGATAAATACGATTGGAAAAGACATTTGTCCACTACAAAACATAAAATGGATAACGTGGATAACGGATGGATAACGGAAAAAGTGGGATTGACCCATCCTTACCATTGTATGCTCTGCGACAAAAAATATAAATTCAAGAGTGGTCTGTGTAAACATCGGAAGAAAAATCACCCCAACAACATTGTAGAGAGTAAAAAACAGTGTAAAAACAAAGTCGTCAAACCACATGTAGTGGATTTTGAAAAAGAATCGTTAAAAGAAGAAGTAAAAGACTTGAGACACATAATGCAAGATTTGATAAAAGCGCAAAATGAAACAAACAAAAATTTTACCAAGACTTTAAATAGAGTAATAGATACAGCTGGTACAAACAATACATATAATAACAAGATGTCTATCAATATTTACTTGAACCAGAAGTGTAAAAACGCCATGAATTTGACCGATTTTGTTGACCAACTTAAAATCTCTCTTGAAGATTTGATGTACACAAAGGATCATGGCTATGTAAAAGGTATAAGCAACATTTTTGTAAAGCAGTTACAAGATATGAAACCAACTGAAAGACCAATCCATTGTTCGGATAGGAAACGAATGCAATTTTATGTAAAAGACGAGGATTCTTGGAAAAAAGATAATATGAATAGTAAAATTGATAAATCTATAGAAGATATAACAATACTTCAAATAAAAAAGGTAAAATTATGGGAAGTCGAGCATCCCGATTATCTAACAAACGAAACACTGTTAAAACAGTGGCATACAATGATTCAAAACGCAATGGGGGGCAGTGCTGATGCTGATAGAGTTAAAAACAAGGATTCTATTAAAAAAGAAATTGGAATAAGTGTTGAAGTGAAAAAAGAATTGGATAATTAAATATTAAGTAAAATCAATTAATATTTAAATTGTAAGAAAATTAACGGCGACGGCGGCGGGATTTTGATTTTCTGCAAAAGCTACGTTTTTTACCAGAGGCATATTTGCATCCAGCACGTGATCTACAAACAGCTGGTCCTTTACCTCGGCAGTGTGAAAGTTTTCTGCGGCGTCTGTAACTCTTTTTAGCTCTTTTTAAAGAGCCTCTTGTTCGTGCGCGTCCACCGTGCGTGCGGCGTCTGGAACGACTGCGACGACGGGTTCTGGATTTTCTACCACCGTGCATGCGACTTCTGGAACGTTTGCGACGGTGAGTTCTGGTGCGTTTGCGGCGATGAGTTCTGGTGCGTTTGCGGCGATGAGTTCTGGTGCGTTTGCGGCGATGAGTTCTGGATTTTCTACCACCGTGCATGCGACTTCTGGAACGTTTGCGGCGATGAGTTCTAGTGCGTTTGCGACTTCGGGAACGTTTTCTTTTATGATTTGTGGTTAATTGTTCCATTGTAGGCATAATGGATGTATTACCTCCATGAGAGCGTCGTCTTTTGTGAGAACGAGATCGTTTCATATGTCCTGTCATTATAATATTAACAAATATTATTTTTTTTTTACAATAAAAAAATATTTTAACGCATTCTAATTAATTTTGCGGAATAGGGATATCGATGTCTTGTCCCGTTAAATTGGATACTTGTTTCCCTAAAGTTTCTGTTTTGGCTTGAGCATTCTTCAATATTCTATCAGCAATTACTGCCTCGAAAATATGCAACCCTTCTTTAAAATCCTTTTCACAGTTAAAATACAAATTAATTATTTTATCACGGATTTCATCTGTTAACGCGTTCAATGATTTTTCATTTAAACCAGGACATATGGTTAAATAGTCAACATCATCCTTTTTAATCCAACAAAATAATTTGTCCAAATACCCTAAAATATCTTTTTGATTTTTCTCAGATGAATCCATCATTGTTTTCAAATGTTGTGCGTATTTCTCAAACATATTTTTTTTTCCTGTATAATTTTTTCGCCAAAGAGAATCTTCGTTTAAACATAAATTAGAGCTACTATAGTCGTTTAACGGAATATCTGCAAATTTCCTTTTCTTATCTTTATTCCATTTTTTATAACTCAACTTTTCTTCTCCAGTAAAGGTCTTGTAAAAACTTTCTAAATTTTTTTCATATATTTTTTTATTTTTTTTAGACATGGAAATAAACTTTCCCGTATTATAATCATATGTATCGTAATATAATTTTTCTAATTCCGGAATACCTATTTCATCCGAAAGAGTTTTTGTTAATTTATCCATCCCACTCCATTTAGAAGGTAAAGTATCATCACTAATTTTCGTTTTAGTCAACTTTTGATTTAAATTACAAGCCTTTGATTGATTAATTTTAATATTCTCACCAACTTTAGAATATTGTAAGGCATTGATACGTCTACTACATAAATTAATCTGACTTATTTTAACATCGGCTGTGGAGGGTATTTTATCTTTATTAATTATAGAATATCGATGAACATTACCATAAGCATCGGTATATGTAAATAATGGATTCACCACTTTTAAAATAGCAGCATATATGTGAGCTATTTTTATATAAAATTTAGCAATACCTTTGCACATTCTGTCCTTTGTTTTAGTATTTGATACATCCATTTTTTTTACATTTTTAGTATCTAAATACATTATCTTTTTATTTTCCATTATATCTGCTGGAACTCCTCCAATAATAGTGTTGGATAAATACGATATCTCTTTTTCTGTCATAACCTTTTTAATTATATCAGAGGTAAGGATAATTAACTTATCGCAATATTCTTTAGATGTAAGATTTTTTAAGTCTTTGAAATTTTGTGTTAATATATATTTAACGGCTACTTGATGTAAAGCATCCGTACCTTCTAAATCGGAAAATGATTTAGAAGAGTCAATAGATTTGGATTGTCCTGCTCCCATTGTATATGATAAATATATATTTTATAATTTTATTATTATTATAAAATTGATTTAAAATTATAATTTGTTTTCTAATTTAATACAAATGTTTAGTTCTATAGAAAAAA